GGACGAAATGAAGCTTATTTTAGCTTTAGAAAACAAGAAGGCGGGCGGTGGATTGAGCAATTCTCCACTCGGACTTTTCACTATATTGTTGAGAAATCCATTTATTCACAACCCTTCAAAGACTCAAACTATTGGTGGACTTTCAAAGAGTTAAATCGAATCTTTAACCAATATATTGAAGATGGTAGAACGAGTTGGGAAGAGTTTGTGAAAGCAAATCGTGAGATTCTTGAATCGATTGATCCAGGTGGTCAGGTGCTTAGCGAGTTGATAAGGTCAAGGAAACCGGAGGAAGCTAATTCGGCATATCCAGACCTGCCGACTAGGCTAGATAAACAAATCGGAAAAAACACTGATTTTAGGTCATTCGAATCGGATAAATCGTTCATGACCAGGGTTTATAACGAATCTGCTGAACGCGGCTTAAACGTGAAGTGGTTTGGAGCAGTTGGGGACGGAGTTGTAGATGATACTTTATCTATTCAAAAAGCAATTGACTACGCAATTAAGACAAGAATAGGATTTGTATTTGTTCCACCAGGGCAATATCTAATTTCAAATCCTATAAGAATTTATAAAAGAACAATGAGACTGGAAGGTGTAAATTGTTTCGATTCAAGATTCATTGTGGCTCCTAATTTTAATGGCGGTCAATCTTTTTCTCCTGTAATCAAAATTGAAGATGAAGACGGAATTAGCCCTTTGGATAATATCACTGTAAGTAAATTGGGATTTGATGCGACTAAGGACACTGTTAGTACGCGAGGAATTTGGTTTGAAAATCTGATTTACACTTGCTCTTTTGAATTTTTGTACTTTGATTCTTTTAGCGGAAGCGTCATGAGGTCAGAAAGAGTTGCAGGAGAGATGATCTCCTTCAATCAAATCCGCGTGCATCCTAAAAAAATTAGCCGTGTTGAAGAAACCATGTATTTTACCAAACTTGCAGAATCTACTTTCACTAATAATAGACTTTTTGCGAAAGAAAATGGCTATACAGTTGATAGTGCTTTTGCAGGTCTGATGTTTGACAATTGCTCTACTATAAATTTGGATAACTCCAATTCTTTTTTCTATCATGATACAGCTCCAGCGATTAAAATCATTGGTAATGCATCTAATATTGGTGGCTATAACATCGAAGGCTGTTTATTCGAAAACAATAAACACGAATATGCCATTTGGGTAGAGGGAGAAGGTTCTGATTAGGGATCGTTAGAAGCGATCAACATTCAGAACAATTTCAGCAAAATAGCAGCAGTAAATATTTATCTTAAACATTTATCTTTTTCAAATGTACAAGCAATTGGAAGGGGTAATGTAGTCTTGGACGGCTCTTCATTAGGTAACACAATAGGGATTAATAGTTTCAAAGGGTCTAAAATGGTAGATAATACAACTGCCCAAAGAAATGTAGCTGTAGATATTTACAGTAACGATTACAATAGTCAAAGTGTCAGAATTAAAGATAGTTCAGGACAATATTCCGCTCTTAGAACTACATCAGCTGGAGCTGTCTTAGCATTGGGGAGAAGTTCAGACGAAGTAATCATCAGATATGACAGTGGCAACGGAACTGAAGGGAACAGGTCTGCTAGAGTGCTATTGGCTGGAGTGGACGTAGGCCGATTCACTCGACAAGGTTTCATTCCATTTGTAAAAACTACAACAGGTGCGCCGCCGATAGACGGAACAATAAATGGCTCTATGTGTATCAATACTGCAGATAATAAATTGTATGTGTTTATCAATGGTTGGAAGTCTATTTCTTTAGCCTGAAAACCATTAAATAAAATCATATCAAATTTGGTGGACAATTCCACTTATATTTATACTTCTGTGCCACTTCATTAACAATGAAAGGAAAAATACAAATTGGAGTATCAATTATTAGAAAGTAGGGGGTATGGATGCATTAGTACATGAAGGGTGGCAATTTTTTAAGCTTATTATTGATAATTGGGCCGCCCTTCTTATAGTTTCTGGTATTTTCGGATGGATGTATCGAAGAATGACCAAGAAACAGGAAGAGCAATTAAGAATACTTTTAGTAGTCATTAAACGTGTTGAGCTTGGAGAAGCAATTAATCACGATTATGGCTTACAAATTGTCAGTGGCATTTTTGATGAATATACCGCACTTGGTGGGAATCATTATGCTCACGAAATTTATGAAAGATACAAGGAAGGAAAAGAAAATGATTTCAAATGACAAAGTTTACAACATTATCAAATGGGCTGTTTTAACAGCATTGCCAGCTCTCAGTGTTTTTATCAGTGTAATTGGTAAAGCCTATGATTGGGGCGAGACTGATCTAGTCATTATCACCTTGAATGCATTCACAGCATTCTTGGGAACATTGGCTGGAGTAAGTGCTGCTAAGTATAATAGCCAGTCGAATGATACGGAGGAAAACAAATGAAAAAAGTAATTAAAAAAGCTGCCATTGGAATGGTAGCTTTCTTTGTTGTTGCAGCAAGTGGACCAGTATTTGCGGCAGTTGGTGACCAAGGGGTGGACTGGTCAAAATATAATGGAGATTATGGGAACTTTGGTTATGACCATGATAAGTTTGCATTTAGTCAAATTGGTGGAACTTATGGCGGTTTATTCGTTGACCAAGCGACTTATTCAACGCAAGTTGCATCGACAATTGCTCAAGGTAAACGAGCGCACACTTATATTTGGTATCAAGTCGGAGGTTCGCAAGAAGTAGCAAAAGCAGCACTTGACCGTTACTTGTCAAAAATTCAAACGCCTAAAAACTCTATCGTTGCTTTAGACTATGAAAGTGGAGCAAGTGGAGATAAACAAGCCAATACTGATGCGATTCTTTACGGAATGCGACGTGTAAAAGCCGCTGGATATACTCCAATGTATTATTCTTACAAGCCGTACACTTTGGCCAATGTTAATTATAAGCAAATCATCAAAGAGTTCCCTAACTCACTTTGGATTGCAGCTTATCCAAATTATGAAGTTACTCCAGTTCCAAATTATAGCTTTTTCCCTAGCATGGACGGAATTTCAGTATTCCAGTTCACATCAACTTATGTTGCTGGCGGACTTGATGGAAATGTTGACTTAACTGGAATCACTGACAAAGGTTATGAGAACGGAAACGCAACTAAACCGGATACTGACACACCAGCCACTGATGACGGTAAAGATGCCAACGAAGTGACGCCAAGTGAAATCAAAGAGGGCATGACTGTCACAATCAAGTTCAGCGCCACAAATTACTCAACAGGTCAAGCAATTCCTAAATGGGTAAAAGAAAACTCATATAAAGTCCTTCAAAAGTCAGGCAATAAAGTCTTGCTTGATAATATTATGAGCTGGGTTGCAGCAAGCGATGTTCAAGCGCTAGATACAGGCGGAAGTAGTTCGGCTGGAGATACTCAAACTCATATCGTCCAATCAGGCGATACCTTGAGTGCAATTGCTTCAAATTGGGGCACTAACTGGCAAGAATTGGCACGTCAGAACAGTTTATCTAATCCGAACATGATTTATACGGGTCAGGTTATTCGCTTCACAGGCGGTCAATCTGGGGCTACAGCACGATCTTACACTGTACGCTCAGGAGACAATCTTTCAAGCATTGCCAGTCGTCTTGGAACGACAGTTCAAAGCTTAGTTTCAATGAACGGTATTTCAAATCCTAATTTGATTTATGCTGGTCAAACTTTAAATTTTTAAAAAATTAACCCTGACTTCGTCAGGGCTTTTTCTTTACAAAAAGAACGGAAAGTTATATAATTTTTATATTCCAAAAATATACTTTTTCATAAAGACTCCTAAGCGTCCCTCTCCTAACTGGGGCGCTTTTTTATGTTGACAACTAGAGAACAATATCGTATAATGAAACTGCTTACAAAACATTATAAATCTTCAAAAATTGTTTTGAAGATTTTGCTTGGGCGAGTTACGGTTGGCTCGTCCTGCCTGCCACAAGTCATTCTTCGGAGTGGCTTTTTTTATATCAAAAAAGCACTAGCATTAAGCCAGTGCCGAAAAGTGATTAGAGCAAGGTATGAATAATATAGTGCGGAACTAGATTAACTTGCAATAACTTTTATAATATTATCAATTTTATGAACAAATGTCAATAATAATATGCTATAATATATTCGGGATGATTGTGGGATTTCATCCTATTTCTAGAGTTAAACCATTCTTCGGAGTGGCTTTTTTCAAATAAAAAAGCTCTAGCTGGATGACTTCAAGGAGTCCAACTAGAGGATAATGAGTGTTAGTACAAATTCAGAAA